CACAGGTACTGCTCCACAGGGCAACGAAGTCCTAGCAGCCTACGGTAAGCTGTTTGTAGCAGACGTTACAGGTAACAAGCATACCGTCTACTGGTCTGACACGCTTAACGGTCACGCATGGACAGGTGGTACGTCAGGCTCGTTAGACGTAACTCTGGTATGGCCTACAGGCTTTGACGAGATAACGGCTCTAGCGGCTCACAATGGCTTTCTAATCATCTTTGGTAAGAAGTCTATACTTGTGTACTCAGGTGCGTCCTCTCCTGCCTCTATGACGCTTACAGACACCATAGAAGGCGTTGGCTGTATAGCCCGTGACTCAGTACAGCACACAGGCACTGATATACTGTTCTTGTCTGAGACAGGTGTACGTAGCTTTGGCAGGACTATACAAGAGAAGTCTATGCCTATGCGTGACATCAGCAAGAATGTACGCACTGACTTAATACATTTAGTACCGCTACAGACTAATCCTATAAAGTCTATGTACAGTTCTGAAGAGGCTTTTTACCTACTAACGTTACCAGACAGCAACACTGTGTACTGCTTTGATATGCGTACTGCACTGCCTGATGGGTCACAACGGGCTACAACGTGGTCAGGAATGTATCCTCTGTCGTTTGCTGTGTTGGAAGATGGTGAGATATACATTGGTATCTCTAGCGGCATAGTTAAGTACACAGGCTACATGGACGGAGCTAATAAGTATGAAATGAAATACTTTAGTAACCCTATGGACTTTGGCAATACTTCCAACCTGAAGTTCTTAAAGAAGTTTAACTTAACTATTGTTGGTGGACAAAACACACCTACTACGTTGAACTGGGGCTACGACTACACAGCTAGTTACACTAAACAAGCCTTTACATTTGGCTCTGCTAATATTGCTGAGTACGGCATAGCAGAGTATAACACCGCAGACGAGTACACCTCCTCTATACTAATCAACACACCAAAAGTTAACACTAGCGGTAGTGGTGAGGTAGTAACCATTGGCATTGAGGCAGAGGTTAATGGTGCTGCTTTTTCTATTCAAAAAATTGACATACACGCTCTACTAGGGAGACTTATCTAATGTCTAATTACACTAAGACAACTAACTTTGCTACAAAGGATTCTCTCCCTTCAGGCAATGCTGCTAAGATTGTGAGAGGTACAGAGATCGACACTGAATTTAATAACATACAGATAGCAAGTGCTACAAAGGCTGACTCTGCTAACGCTGCGCTAACTGGTACAACTACGGCTGTAACATTAAATGTATCAGGTACATTGACGGCTGACACAATTACTGGAGGATCGTACTAATGTCATTTATGGATTTACTAAGTGGAGCAGGTTCTTACTACTTAGGCCAAGAAAACATTGAAGGCGCACAACAGCTTGGTCAAGAAGCTCAAGCAGGGGCGCAAGCACTAGCTCAACAAGCTCAAGCAGGTGCAGAGTTTAGACCATACACTGTCACTAGTGGTTTAGCTAACATAGCTACTACGCCTGAAGGTGGCTTTGGTATTACACTGTCTCCAGAGCAACAAGCGGCACAGCAGCAACTACAGCAACAAGCTACAGGGTTGTTTGGTCAGGTAGGTGCAGATCCTTCTACAGCACAAGCACAGCTATATGAGCAGATGAGAGCCGTACAGCGTCCTGAAGAGGAACGTCAGCGTCTAGCATTGGAAGAGCGTATGCTGTCACAAGGCCGCTTAGGGTTGTCCTCTGCCGCCTATGGTGGTGCTTCCCCTGAGTTACTAGCTCAAGAAACTGCACGACAGGAAGCTATGGCACGAGCTAACTTAGGTGCTAGACAGCAAGCAATGGCTGAACAGTCACAAGCTGCTCAACTAGGTGGCATGTTACAGGCCGCAGGTTATCAACCACAACAACAAGCATTGTCTATGCTGTCAGCTAGTCAAGTACCTGCAGGATTCGCAGACGTTGGTCGCAGAACTGGTACAGAGTTGGCTGCACAGCTAGGCTTAGGTGGGTTAGAGTCTAGGCTACAGGCTGAAGATTTAGCTAATCGTCTACAGCTACAGCAAGGCCAAGGTGTTCTTGAGGCGTTGATGGGTCAGACAGTATCGCCTCTACAGCAAGCACAGATAGCTGAGATTTACGCAAACATAGGGATGGAGCCTCCTAGCACAGGCGGCTTCCTTGGGTCAATATTTGACTACTTTAACCAAGGAACTCCGTTAAATCCTCAAGGAAACCCTGAAAGCGCAGTTATTGACGCTATTTACGATAATATCGCATAAGGAGTATAAACAATGGCTAGACAAAACATAGCAGGACTCCTTACGGGGATAAGTAGTACACAAAAACCTAACCCTAACGCTAGTGCGGCAGATTGGCGTATGCAGTTTGGACAGCAACAAGCAGGAAGACTAGGCTCTGCTGTTAGAGGAGTGCAGAGTGGTTTACTAGGCGGTGCGCCAGTAGCTACTCCACAAGAAGCAATGCAGATGGGCTTAGGTAAACTAGACTTAGGCACAGTAGAAGGTCTATCTTCATTGGCTAGAGTGCAACAGCTTAGTGGCGACATAGCAGGTGCTGCACAGACTGCGGCTAGGATTAAGCAGATGCAGGAGCAAGAGAACAAAGCTGAAGCTACTGTAAGCTATGTAGAAGCAGTGTTTCCTGACAAGCCTGAATTAGTCGATTTAGCTAAGAAAGGTATTAGTATTGCTGAAATTAAATCAATAGGCAAAGGAGAAAAAGATTACGCAGTAGTTGGTAATAGTGTGTATATACCTAGTACAGGTGAATTTATACAAGGGCCAAAAACAAAATCAGGTTCTGCTATTAAACCTAATCAAGAATTTAATGAAGATACGGGTCAGAACGAGTTAGTTTGGAGAGAGCCTACAGACCCTACAGTGGTGTTAAAAAGAGTAAAAGCTCCTGTAGACACGGCAGGAGTAACAGCTACTGTAGAAAAAATAATGAAAGAAAACCGTGAAACAGAGCAAGCAGAAAGAGCAACAGAATTAGAAGCTACTACTTTAGCTAACGAATATGAAAAATTGTTAGGTGATGTAAACAGCGGTATTTTTAAAACTATAGAAGAAGGTTATAAAGCAATAACAGGTAGACAAGATAAACTAACCTCTTTGTACTTAGCGGCTGACAGGCTTAGAGTAGGTAGAGGCGTTAAGAACTTACCTGTTGGCCCTGCTTCTGATAAAGATGTTGCATTGGTAATGCAGGGTGAGCTTCCTGCTAACGCTTCTCCAGAAGAAATTGTTAGATACGCTAGGGGAGTAGCCAAACTAGCTAGGATAGCCAGACAAGACGCTGCTTTAGAAACCAGTTGGTATGATCGTTATGGTGACGCTAGAGGTTTAGGCGCACAGCGAGAAAAAGAAAGGTTAGAGGAAAGTTTTGTAGATTTTCCTGAAGGAGCTATAGCAGAACTAGAAGCAGACATGTCTGACGAAGCTATAAAAGAATTTAACGAGGCTTTTCAAGTAGACTATTTAGACATGCGTACTAAACTAAAAAGAGCCAATAAAACTCTTGAAGAACTTAACAGAGGCTTTTAATAATGGCTAATCGTTTTGATAAATACACAATTCCTGCTGACCAAACTGTAGAGCCTACTCTTGCTAACAACAGATTTGTTAAGTACATAGAAGACACAGACAAAACAGAAGAGCAAGCCCAAGTAGAAAGTGGAGAGTGGTTAGAAACTGATAACTTCTCTACCGCTATGGCTTTTATGCAAGGTGTTTCTCTTGGTTGGTATGACGAGTACAGAGTAGGTATAACAGCCCTTGCTGAAAGTGCTTTTGGAGATGAAACATATCAACAAGCATACGACAGAAACAGGGCTGAATATGACGCAGTAGCTAAAAGTTTTGAAGAAAGACAACCTGTTGCTGCTATAGGTGCTGAAATAGCAGGTGCTGTTGTCAGCCCAGTAGCTAAAGTAAAAACTGCTTCAACTATTGGATCGTTAGCTACTAGAGGAGCAGTAGAAGGTGCTGTTTACGGTGCAGGTAAAGCAGAAGGAATTGAAGACATACCTCAGAAAGCAGCAGAAGGAGCTACTTTTGGTGCAATAGGTTCAGGCATTATAGGTGCAGGAGGTTGGTTACTAAAACGCAAGGTTGCTGCTCCTTTAGAAACAGACGGTGTGTTTACTCCGCTTACTTTAGCAGCTCAAAAAGACAAACCTTCTGAAGCGTTGTTACAGTCTTTTTACAGAGATGTTGTTGGCCCTAGTTTTGGTGGTAAAGGAATTATACGGGGGCAAGAAGAGGTTATAGTTGCTCCTTTAGTTTTAAAACAAGCTGAAAGAAAGAAAGAACTTAAAAACTTTATTAGGGCTTCTAAAGCTGAAGGTGCTGAAGCGTCTGCTCAGTTAAGCAGAGCAGTAGCTGATATTAAAGAAGCAGGTAAAATAAAAGCAGCAGATGTAAAAGCTCAAGAAGAAATATCTAAAGAAGTTATTGGTGGCAAATATGATAAATTCTTAGGTAGAGACGGGGATATTATTTCTCGTAAAACAGAGCAGTTAAAAAGAAATGTAGAAAACAACAACGACATGTTGCGTTTAGCGGCTTTTGAAAACTCACTACCTACTGGGGCTAAAAAGTTAGACGTTTCTAACGTGTTAGAGTCTTCTACTCCTAATGTTGCTATGCACCGACTTGAAAAACTCTGGCAAAAAGAAGGATTTAGGTCTATTAAAGATATTTCGTTTAGGATGAAACCACAGGAGTTACTTACTCAAATAGAAAAAAGAGTAGTAGAGGACACTACTCTGTCTTTATTGGCAGGTAAGTCTAGTGTTCGCTCTTTAATTGAAGATGGTTTATCAACTTTAAACGCTAAAAGAAACCCTAAGACGGGTAGAGTTAAAGGAGAGGACTTATCAGCTATTAGAAACTCTTTTGGTATGGCTGCGTCTAAAATGTCTGATGAGGGTGGACAAGCCGCTTTAATGCAAGGTCTTTATAGAGAGATACAAAGCGTTATAGACGAAAACATGAAAAAGCAGTTAAGCGGTAAGAGACTAGCTTCTTTTGAAGCTGATTTAACTGGATGGGCATCACAGTCTGTTCTTAGGGACGCTGTAACTAAAGCCTCTACAAAAGCAGGAAGGCAGGGTAGGTTTACTCCTGATGAGTGGATAACGGCAATTAAAACCAACTCTCCAAGACAGGCCAGAAGAGGAGAAGGGCCGTTACGGGCAGAAGCAGAGCAGATAGCCGCTTTAACTGCAAAGCAAGAAGAGGCTGTTGTAACTAGTGCTAACACACTTTCTAAAAAGTTAGCAGCTAGGAGAACAAACGAGCTAAAACGAGTTAGGAACAAAGCAATCGCGGAAAAAACCGCTATATCAAAAGAAACGGCTAGTCTTGAAAGAAACTTACGCAATAATCCAGAAGCTACTGAGAGAATAGCAGGAAACATAAAAAGGGAAGACGAGCTAAACGATGCTATTGAAATGGCTAAACAAGAATTAAACGCAATAGCTAAAACAAGAACCTCAGAAACGCCCACATGGTTTCAGCAAATGGCCGCTTCAGGTATTATAGGAGCGTTGTCTGGTCTTAGTGGTTTTGCTACAGGAGGTGGTCTAACAGCCGCAGGTGCGGGATTAACTGGTATTGCAGGGACTGTAGGAACTGCTAGAGGTTTATCTACGCCTACTGCTCAGAAGTTCTTAGCGGGTCAGTTAGGTTTCCAACAGGCTGCTCAAAGAGGATTACAGAAAGAAATACCAATGACAGGTATGCAAGCTGTAGATGTTATAAAAGCATTCCCAAGAGCAGGAGTAGGGATGTTAACATCTGAGTAGTAACAAAAAAGCCCTATGCAGTCATCTACATAGGGCTTTTTAGTACCTACAACATTTACACTATCTCACACGCACCACCTACACAGGCCAACTCCTGACTACCTGTTGTGTTGTCATCCTGCTCAAACTGTTCCAGAGCAGACCAGTCTACACTCACTGGCATAGCCGCTAGTAACTCCTCATACTTCTCAGCGTCTATGTCCTCATACGGAGCTTGTTGATATACATGATCGCTATAAGGCAACAGACTAATACCACTACACAGATCAAAGTTATCCCATATCCACTGTGCAACTTCCAAGAACTCATCGTCTGTATAATAAACAGTAATGCTTGGTTTATGTTCACACCAATGGTTCTGGTAGGCTTTCCACAGCTTTAACTGCTCCATAGCACCTACCTGCTTAACTGTGGTGCAACCTTGTGGAGACTCGACAGGAAAGCTGAACACCAGTGACGCTTGGCTCATCAGGTCTTGCTCTACTGGGAATCCTGCTGTTTGCATAAACTGTGCAAGCGGGTCTTTCTTGTCACTACGTACTCTGCGAATGTAATACTCAGAGAAGCGAGGATGGATGCCACTAGCAGAGTCGACAAGCTGAGATACAGTACCGCTTGGCTTAACACATGTAATAGCCGCAGACTGATTAATGCCAAGTTTAGCCGCCCACTTCTCGTTAGTTTTAACAGCAACGTCACGTATCTGTTCAAGCCACTTCTCCAAGTCAGGTGAGTCTCCTTTGCTCAACAGGTAGTGATCCATAATACCTGTCATACTTACGCCTAGCAATGCCTCCTCTTCCGTATTTCTCTTCCATACATTCCGTAAGTAGCGGAAGTCTGTCAACGTAGCCTGTAGTGTACCAATGATAGCCGCTACCTCTGCCTTCTTCTTCAGCGTGTCTAGGTCATCTTCAGGACGTACTACAATCTCTGACAGGTTACAGAACTGATTACTGCGTAGGATGATTTCAGAGCATGGGTTAGTACCAAAGTCCTGCTCAGGGTCACGCCTACCGTTACGTGCAGCAATCTTCTGTGCAGCTACTCGACTGAAGATACCACGCTCTCCTGCCTTGCTCTCGTACATGTTCTGCATCTCTGCCAAGAAACTCTCAAAGTCTGGCTTCTCAGTGTACGCTACGCTGTTGTTAGCAAGCCTACGCTGTCCTTCTGTGTCCCACCAGTTGCCATTTTTAGCCTTAGCCATGCGTGGATCTGACAAGTTAGACAGGCTAATCAGGGCTGACCTACGCACACCACCGACTACTACGATGTCAGCAATCTTACAGCACACATCGTGGCACTCAAGGGAGGTTAGCTTACGTCCTGCTGACTTCTGGAATATGCCTACACAGAAGTGAAACAGATCATCAAGAGGCTCTGGCCCACTAGCGCGTCCACCGAATGTCTTTAGCCTAGCACCAGACTCTCGTATCTTGCTCATGTCCCACTTAGGTATCTTACCTGCGTACAGCAGACTAATTAGCTCACGGAACGCAGAAGCCCAACCTATCTTGCTGTCAGCTACGACAATGGTGCTGTCGCTAGGATGGAACTCTTCAGCAACGATGGGTAGTTTGTTAATGAAGTTACGCTCAACGCTGAAGCCTACGCCTGTACCACACATCAGAACATACATCAACTCGTCAAAGCTACGTGGTGAGTCAATATGCAGGTAGCTACAGTTAAACCCTGCTACGTTGTCTTTAGCCAGTGCAGCCCCTGCTGTCATCATACAGCGCATAGAAGGCATCACATCAAGGTGTAGGATAGCTTCTTTGAGTAGGTTATAGTCTTTACCTTTTAGCTGTCCACGTTCTTTAAAGAAGTCTACATAGCGTGTGACTGTCTCTTCCCAAGTCTCTCGTCTACCTTCCTCTGGCAACCAACGAGCGTACCTGCTCTTGTGTATAAACTGCTGATACTGATCCACTAGTTATTCTCCTCTGTTACCATTGCTGTTAGTTTGTTTAAGTACCAACCTGCTTTCTGTAAGTCCTGTACCTGCTTACCCTTGTAGTCATAACGCCACAGATACTTCATGCAGTTGCCTTTGAGATATCCTTTGAATGCAACACTGGACATGGACTCCTCTATTGCATCGATACACTCTATGTTGCCTGTGTTGTAGTGGCTAGGGTTATTTACTGGGTCTATCTCTGCCGCTTCTTCTTCAGCAGGTTTAGCCCAATGCTCTAGTCCTGTCTTCTGTACTTTCTCGTTGTGGTTCTTAGCCACTCTGTCCCACTCAGCGGGGCTTACGTCATTGAGTCTCATGTTTAAAATCCTCTGCTAATTCTTCAAATCTGTCATTGATGCGGTCACTAAACTTGTTGACTAACTCTTCTGAGCTTATATCTAATATCTCTATGATTGTTAGCTCGTCTAGCATCGACATCTTCTCTAGTAGTTCATAGTAGGTTAGAGGCATCCTAGTCTCCGTACTTCTCTCTCAAGTAGTTTATACTAACAGGTAGCTCATCACAACCACCGTTTTTAACCTCATTGAGCATCCATATCCCTGACCAACTGCCATTAGTCTGTGGGTTAAGGTAGTCCTCATCGTGCTGATAGAAGATGCCAGAGAACAGTCCTAGCATGTTAGTGCCATCAGCCTTTCTAGCATAGGCAATGTCCCTGTCCTGTACGTGTCCCATCACACACGACATATACTTCTTCTGTAGCATCAGCTTTGCACTGCTTACTGGTCTGCCCATAACACCACTGGTGAAGTAGTGGGCATAGGCTATGTCGTCAATGATGACAGGCTCTAGGAACGGGTACACTTCCCAACCAAACTGTTCTAGCTGAAAGTCTTTGTAGCTAATTAAACCGTCTAGCTTAGGGTCTGCATTGGTTGCTCTTTCTATGCGGTTCTCATGGTTGCCTAGAGTGAACACTAGTCTAGGATTCCATCGCTTGTCTTTGTTGCGTATCAGGCGGTTCTGCTCATCCTTGATAGGACGCATGAACATCTCCATAGCAGCAACACCTGCTTCTATGTCGTTGGTGTAGCGTCTGCCTTCAAAGCTACGAGTGCCTACATCGTATGATGAGAGACTAGGTAGATCGAACCAGTCACCTATCATCACAATAACGTCAGGCTTCTTGTCTACAGCGTACTGCCCTGCCCATCGTAGATGCTCTATAGACTGATCTGGCTTTACTTGCGTGTCTGGTATTACTAAATGTTTAGTCATTA